AAAAAGATTAAAGCCAAAAAAAGATTAGCCTTTTTAGCAAAACAACAATCTCGTAGCTACGAGGAAAGGAAAAACAATGCCACTAACTGTAGAACCAAAAGCAAACCCTGCTGCACCACAAGCACCAACTCCAACAGGTAGACACCAAATCAGTTACGGAACACCAACGCCTACGACTGCAAGAGTTGAAGCTTTAAAACAAAAACTTAGTAACCCAAGTGCTACGCAACAAATGGCAGCACCGAGGGTTGCAGGAAGTACCGCAAGACAAGAGCAGTATTCTAAACAGCCGCACCAAGCCCCAAGACAAGTTCAACAACAAAATCAAGAATATACACAGCCTATGCAGGACATTGAACCGCCCCCAAGTGGGATGCCACCTGTAAATACACAAGCTGAAGCGCCGCAAGAATTGGCGCAGCAAACCAATATTGTTGAGGAACAAGCGGAACCATCTTCGGAAGCGACCGAGAAGCCCTTAAGTCCTCAATTCGTCGCCTTGGCAAAACAAGAGCGCGCGATTCGGAAAGCCCGGCAGGAGCTAAAAGCTCAGCAAGAGACTTGGGAACGTGATAAAGCAAGTTACGTTAATCTTGAGCAACTTAAAGCTGATCCGCTTAAAGCGCTTGCTGAAGCTGGCATCTCTTACGATCGCCTGACCGAGTTACAGCTAGGCCAGGTCAATCCAGATCCTAATCAACAACTTCTCGACAAGATTCAGGAACTAGAAACTAAACTTGCAGCCGTAGACGAGCAATTCACGAAACGTGATACAGCTCAATACGAAGCTGCGGTTAACCAGATTCGTAACGATGTAAAGCTTTTGGTCGATTCTGATCCTACGTTTGAAACAATCAAGGAAACTGGCGAGACAGAATCCGTGGTTGAACTTATTAGAAAGGTCTTTGACGCCGAAGGAACCATCCTCGCTGTAGAGGAAGCCGCTCGGTTAGTTGAAGATAAGCTTCTTGAGAATAAGCTTGCTGAAATCGAGAAGCTATCTAAGCTTTCTAAGTTTAAGTCGCGTTTAGGAAAGCCGGCAGAGATACCGGCAGAAGCAAGTGAGTTGCAGCAACAACAACCCGCCGCCACAACTCTAACGAATCAAGGAACGGTTAGCCGGCCCTTGAGCGCTAGAGAGCGGGCAATACAGGCATTTGAAAAAGCTAAGTCCCAAGGTTGAATGGTTCAGCCTTTTAGGGGCTACAGCTTAAACTAAAGGACTAAAACAATGGCTACATATGCTAGCAGTTCGAGTTCTATTGCAGTTCTTAAAGAATTGTATGTAGACAATTCGGACTTCATGAAAGACTTAGTCTATTCGAAAAATCCGCTTTTTGCTTTGATGCCAAAAAACGAATCTACGGATGGACTAGCTGGAAAATATATTCCAGTTCCAATTCAATATGGTAACCCCATGGGCCGTTCGCATACATTTGCGGATGCTCAAGGAAACCAAACACCTAACGCTTACCAAAGCTTTTTCGTGTATGTGATCCAAGATTACCAACTTGTGACCATTACGAATTTGCTTATTGAGCAAACCAAGTCCAACGCTGGGGCCTTCGTTGACGAAATGAAGCGACAGATGGACGGCGGGATCAAAAATTTGTCCAATAACATGGCATTCGAGCTGTTTGGTTCGGGAACCGCTACTCGTGGACGCATTGGATCTGCTATTACTAACCCTTCGGGAAGTATTTATCAGTTCACTTTGCAAAATCCACAAGACGTTGTTCAGTTTGAAGTCGGAATGACTATCCAAGCTGCTGCAACTGATGGCGGCGCTCCTATTAACGCTGGAGTTGACTTAGCGTTGGTTTCCTCGGTCAATCGATCAACTGGCGTAATCCAGTTCACGGTTGTATCAGGTGCTCCTCAATCTAACTGGTCAAACGGTAACTTCTTAACAGTAGAAGGTGATATTCCTGCTGCTGGGGGTTCCGGATCTGGTCCGTTGGGTTCTGTTGGATCTTACCTTGCTGCTTCTGGGCTTTCAGCCTGGGTGCCTGCAACTGATCCATCTCTTTCGGATTCATTCTGGGGAGTAAACAGAAGCGTAGACCCAACTCGTTTGGCAGGTCTTCGTTATGACGCTTCTTCGTACTCAATCGAAGAAGGCGTTGTTAACGCTCTTGCATTTGCAAACCGAGAAGGTGCTGATCCAGATACGCTCATTCTGTCATTCCAAAGCTACAGTGCACTTGAAAATGCGCTCGGAGCTAAGGTGCAGTATGTAGACGTAAAACACGAAGAAGCTAACATTGCCTTTGAAGGCATTCGCTTCCACAGTGCTTACGGATATGTAACTGTAATGGCCGATAGAAGCTGCCAGCCTTTAACCGGCTGGTGCTTGAGCATGGATACTTGGAAGCTGCGCTCTTTGGGCAAAGCTCCTCATATTCTTACTTACGGACTTGAAGGCTTAGAAGGTCTTCGAGTTGGTAACTCTGACGCGCTCGAAGTTCGCGTTGGTGCTTACTACAATTACACTTGCAATGCTCCAGGGTATAACCTTAGAGTTACATTGTCGGCATAGTGCCGATCGAGTTTGAGCGACTCGACAAGATGCGTAAAGAACACTAGCTTGAGGCGGGAAGGGGTAAAACCTTTCTCGCCTTAAGTTTTTTTGGCTTAAAAATACAGTTGTGTAAGCCCAAGATGTCCTTGGGATACTGCTCGCCGGGGTTTCTGCCTACCTCGTTGCTGGGTTTATTAAAGGCAGACAAGGACACTCATCATGGCTAATCGAAATTGGCTTTCTAACAAGCTATATCAAATGGAGGCTTACCCGGTATTGGTAAGCTGCAACTTTCAAGTTCAAAAAGCAGACGCTGGCGGATTAGGAATTGTAAATTTGCAGGGCGGAACAGTTAAAGCTGTTTACATGGCAACTAGTGCAACTCCCGCTGCAGGAAATCCAAATCCAGAAGACGGCGTAATCGTGATTGAACTTCAAGACAATTACAACAAGCTGTTAGGAGTTTCTGCCGTTATTGCTGCTCCTCTTGATGGCTCAGGACAAACTTCTACTACAGCAGGAAATTTAAGCGTAATTACTGTTTTGGGAACCGCAACCCTTGCACAATGGCAAGCTGCCGGACTTCCAGCGGGCGTAACTCCCGCTGTTGGAGTTTCTTTTATTGCAACCGCAACTGGCGCAATCGGTGGATCTGCCGAAGTGCAAAACACCTCGACTTCGGGTGTGATGTTGGTCGAAGTAGTACCAAGCCAAGCCAATATGCTTGCAAAAAGCAATAGCCCAGTAAATGGAGGAGCTATTGTCATGCTTCAAGCTATTGATGCTGCCGGAGCTAAAGTTGCTCCTGCAAACGGATCAGTAATTGCCGTTAGCTTGTATCTTTCAAACAGTTCTGTAACTGTACAGGGACAGTAAAAACCTACTAGGGGTAGCTTGCAGTCTCCGGCAGGCTACCCTTAAATTTTAGGAGTTGTATGCCAATTCCTCTTTCTCCAAATCCGCAAGTTACTTATCTACAACAAGGCAACGGCAAAGTTCTTTTGTCTTGGAACTCGGTCCCTGGAACCACAAATTACCGAGTTGAAAGAAGTGTCGACGGCGTTACTTACTCGTTACTTGCAAGTCCCACAGTAAATAAATATTTAGATTCTGCGGTTACGGCTAATACCCAGTATTGGTACCGAGTAGCCTCTGAGGATACCGGTGGTGGGGGCGGAGTATCCGGTTGGGTATATCCAACGCCTGATTCTATTATCCCTGTCATTGCTGGGCATATGAGCTTGCAGCAGTTGAGATTAATGTCTCAACAAAAGGCAGATAGAATTAATTCTAACTTTGTCACTTTGCCTGAGTGGAATTCTTATATCAATTTAGCAGCGGATGAACTTTATGATCTTATTACAACGACGTATGAGGATTATCAGGTACATGATCCGGTTTACTTTACAACGAGCGGTTCTACTGCAACCTATCCGCTACCGGATGGCATTACTACTTTTCAAGACCGGCAGGGTAACAACATTGTTCCTCCACCAATTTATAAATTAGCAGGAGTTGACCTTGGACTTAACAACGCTCCGAATGGGTTTGTCACCGTTCAGAAGTACAACTTTATTGATCGAAACCGCTACATTTTCCCCAACACTTCTAGCACGCTTTATGGTGTCTTTGGCTTACAGTACCGACTCGTCGGAGATGCTATTCGCTTCATTCCACAACCAGCAGCTAATCAGCCTATTGGGTTATGGTACGTTCCTAGAAGAACTCAGCTCCTAGAAGAAACAGACACCACTGACGGATTTAACGGCTGGACAAATTACATTATTGCAAGAGCTGCTAAATACGCACTCGACAAAGAAGAATCTGATACG